ATTAACAAGCTTCTCAGGAAGTTTGGATGTTTTTTGGGATGAAACTGATACATCAGGTCAAGGTGCTTTAAGCATTGGATCAGAAGTAACTTTGAATGTTTATCCTGAAGGCGATGCTTCTGGTGATACTTATTACTCTGGTTCAGCTATTGTAACTGGTGTTTCAAGAACTGGTTCATTTGATGGATTAGTTGAAGCTAGTATTTCAGTTCAAGGCAATGGTGCTCTAACAGAAAGCACTGTATAAAAATGAAAGCAATTGAAAATGCTGTAAAACATTTTGCAGAGCAGGATGTAAAAGTAATTGAAGTGCCTGAATGGGGTGATGAAGATAACCCATTAAAAATATATAGTAAGCCATTAACGCTAGCTGAAACTTCTAAGCTTTATAAAATGAGCAAAGAGGATGATCTAACGATGATGGCTTATGTCCTTATTTATAAGGCACTAGATGAAAACGGAGATAAGTTATTTGATCTAAGTGATAAAAATAGCCTATTAAACAAAGTTGATAGAGAAGTATTAGTTAATATAGCTCAACAGATCATGGGGCAAGAGCCTATTGAGGAAGTTAAAAAAAACTAATAGAGGATAGTAATTTATATGTGCAATATGCACTGGCTGAAAAACTTGGAAAAACTTTACAGGAAATCCAAGAAATTACTATCCACGAATATCAAGGGTGGATAGCTTACCTAGAAATAGCTGAAGAGAAACGAAACAATGGCAAATAAAAAAGTAAAGTTTGAGCTAACAGCGATAGATAAGACCAAAGCAGCTTTTGATAAAGTTACCAAAGGTCTTAAAACTGTTGGTGGAGCTGCTGCTGGTGCTGCTAAAGGAGTGGCAGGCGTTGGTTTGGCTGCTGGTGCTACAGCAACAGCATTAGCATTGCTTGTCGATAAATCGTTTCAAGCTGTTGATGCAATTGGAAAAACATCAACACAAACAGGCATAGCAACCGATACTCTACAAGCTTTTCATTTAGCTGCTAGAGAGTCTGGCACAACTATTGAGGGTGCAAACACAGCATTAATTAAATTTGCCAGAAGTATTGGCGATGCTTCTAGGGGTTTAAAAACTCAAAAAGATATTTTTAATGATCTTGGCGTAGAGCTAAAAGATAATAATGGAAATTTAAAAGATTTTGACACCTTATTAGTGGAAACTGCTGTTGGAATTTCTAACATGGCAGATCAATCAACCAGAGCAGCAGCTTTGGCTGGTTTATTTGGTAGGCAGGGTGTTATCTTAACTGGTGCAATTAAAGACCTCAGCCAAAGAGGTTTGCAAGATTTTATAACTAGAGCCAAACAATTAGGTATTGTTTTAAGCGAAAAAGTAATTAGAAGGACTGAACAGTTTAACGATGCTGTGGGTGTTATTAAAATGCAGTTAGGTTCTTTTGTAAATAATATTACAACTTCATTCTTACCAGTTTTTGAAAAGATGCAAGAAAAAATTGCTGAAGCTATACAATCTATGATTGATAGTGCTGGTGGAATGGATAAATTAGGAATGAGCATTGCAAATTCAATTATTGATGCTAGTGCCAGTGGGATAGAAGCAGTAGGGCAACTTCAATTTGCTTTTGCAGATTTTGTTGCAAATTTAGAACAATTATTACCGAAAGCACAAATTAGTTATGGAAATTTTATAGCTGACCTTCTTAAAGCAACACCTGCTCTTGGCAATGCTTTTGGAACTATTGCAGATGTAATGTTAAGAGTAAAAGAAGCAGAATTAGATTTAAGCAAAGCTGAAAAAAATATTGCTAGTGAAGAGTTCTTAGAAAAAACAAAAAAAGCTGCTGATAGTTTGCGAGGAATGAAAATAACAGCAGATGATTTGGTTGATAGTGTTGATGGTGTTTCTGAGGGAATTAAAAAAAATGGTAATGTATTTACAGACCTTTTAAGTCCAATTCAAAAATATAAACAATCTTTAGAAGATGTGAATTTATCAATTGAAAATGCAACTGTAGCATCAATGAAAAAAATGGAAGATACCATCATGGATGGAATTAAAACAGGAAAACTAGCATTTGAAGATTTTGCAAATTTTGTAGTAGAGCAATTAATGAGAATCGCAATACAGCAAATGATTATAAAACCAATTACTAGCAAGTTTGAAAATTTTTTAGACAGCTTTGATGGTGGTGGATATACTGGCATGGGAGCAAGAGCTGGTGGTGTAGATGGTAAAGGTGGATTTCCAGCTATATTACATCCTAACGAAACGGTTATAGATCATACTAAGGGTCAATCAATGGGTGCAGCACCCACAGTCAACTTCAACATATCAACAGTAGATGCTGCTGGCTTTGATCAATTACTAGCATCAAGAAAAGGGTTGATAACATCAATCATAAACAATGCCATGAACAATCAAGGCAAAATGGGGGTTGTGTAAATGTCTGGTCAATTTCCAACAGACCCCAACTTTAGAACTTTAAATTTTAAAGATAATAGACCAACGCTTTTGAACCAGACTTTATCTGGTAAAAAACAAGTAAGACAAATAGGCTCACAATATTTCTCTTTTACAGTGGGGATGCCACCTTTACAACAAGAAAAAGCACAGGAGATATTTGCATTTTTACAAAAGCAAAAAGGTTCTTTTGAGGACTTTACTATTCAAGCACCATTAGACAATTTAGGTGCAAGCAAATTAGAAACAGATATAGTTGTTAATGCAGCTCATACATCTGGTGATAACACCATAGCAATGGATGGTTTCTCACAAACAACTGGAGCATTAAAGGCTGGAGATTATATTAAGTTTGCCAATCATTCTAAGGTGTACATGGTATCTGAAGATGCTAATGCATCTGCTGGAGCAGCCACAGTAACCATATCTCCAAATTTAGTAGCATCTCTTGCAGATAATGAAGCTGTTACTGTAAATAAACCTAGCTTTACTGTATATCTTGAAAACAATGAAATCATGTATTCAACAGATGCTAGTGGTTTTTACAGCATTTCATTTGACGTTAGAGAGGTTATTACCTAATGCCTAGAATTCTATCTGCTGCTTTACAAACACAAGTATCATCTACAGCAACCAAAACAGCTTTTTTAGTTGAGCTCAATTTATCTACAGTTATAAGATTAACTGATTGGTATTCTGATGTAACTTACGATTCAAATAATTATGAAGCTGGTGGTTCTTTTCTTACAGTTGATTCAACAACTGAAACTGGTCAACTGCAAGTTAATGAAATCAACATTGGTTTTTCCAACATTACAGATCAAGTTAGATCGTTGGTGCAAAGTGGAGCATTTACAGATAAAACAGTTGAAGTTTATTTGGCTTATTTTGATGTAAACGAAAGCATCGTTGGTGCAATTAATTTTTTTACAGGACAAATAAGAAATGTATCTATAAATGAAAATATAGATAGCTCAAATTTATCTATGGTTGTTGCTAGTCATTGGGCAAATTGGAATTTAACCAAAGGCAGGCACTATTCTGATGAGTCTCAGCAATCTTATAGCTCTGGTGATAGAGGTATGGAATTTGCTACACAAACAAAAGAAGATGTTAGGTGGGGTATGTAATGAATTTTTTTGCTGCTGTTGGTGAATTTTTTAAAGCTGCTTGGGCACTCTTTGCCGAAGCCAAATTAATAACACAAATACAGGTTACTCTAACAGCAGCAACTTTAGTTGTAGGTGTTAAAGGGTTTATGCAGGCTAGGGCAATGCTTGCCAAAGGTCAAGACATACTTGCCAACAAAACTTCTGCTGGTGGCAAATTACCAGTTATTTATGGAACAAGAAGGGTTGGTGCACAAATTATATACATGGATGTAAATGAAAACGATTCTAGGGATATGTATGTGGTATATGCTTTGTCAGTTGGTGAATGTGATGAAATTCTAGGAAGAACAATTGAGCTAGATGGCAACCCATTAACTGATTCTGCAAGATTTAGAGATGGTGGTTATATCGGATCAGACAAGATATCTTCTGGCTCAGGATCATTAAACACAGTTTCTCAAAATGGAACAAACAGCTTAAATCTTGCTGGTGGTACTTTTGGAACTGATCCTACTGCTAAATACAGATATGTTATGAATTTACATCATGGAGCTGCATCACAAACAGCAGACCCCATGCTTGTTGCATCTATGCCTAACTGGACTTCAGCACATAGGCTGGATGGAATTTGCTACATAGCTGCTCACTATGGCTATGACAAAGAAGGGATGTGGAGAGGTGTGCCACAATTAACAGTACAGGTAAGAGGAAAAAAAGTTTTTGATCCTAGAGACACAAATCAAACATTTGGAACTGTGTCTACTTATGAGCACTCAGACAATCCAGCTTTATGTTTTCTTGATTACATAACCAATGATGAATATGGAAAAGGTTTAACAGAGTCTCAAATTAATATGTCTACCTTTAGCTCTGCTGCTAATGTTTGTGATACTTTGGTTGATCAGCCCTATTTTAATGGCTCTGCTGTAAATACAACATTTAGTGCAACCTCTGGAAATGATTTTCTTTCAATAGATGGAACATTTGCAAATCAAAATTGGTGGCAAAACAAAATCGGAGAAACATTAAGTATTTATGATGCTAATGGTGATGGTGTAATCACAGAAGCAGAGATTAAAGATGTTCACAGAAATGAATTTTTTAATGCAGATGCAGAATATTTGGTTTACATCAATGATCTTTTCACCTCAACATATACAGAAGAAGCAGGTTCTTCTTTAGCAAAAGTTAAAAGATTTCATTGTAATGGTTACTTAGACGCTAATAAGAATGTTATGGATAATGCTAAAGAGTTGCTTGCTAATATGCGAGGTATCTTTCTTTACATAGATGGTAAATACGAGCTTTCAATTGAAGATACAGGCTCATCAACATTTAGCATTAATGAAAATCATATAATTGCTGAATCTGGTATAGGTGTTGATTATGGCAATAAAGACAAGAAGGCAAATAAGGTTATTGTTGAATTTTTTAATGCTAATAAAAAGTATGAGCTAGATACAGCCATAGTTTTACATGATGCAACCCCTGATTATACATCTGACGATGGTGGTGAAGTCTTAGAAGTTAAGGCAGAGTTTCCTTATGTCTCTGATCCTTACATTGCCTATAACATGGCAAAGGCTATTTTAACCAGAAGCAGGAATCAGACCACAATGCAGTTCATGGGTACTCCTGAGATGTATAAGCTCAACGTGGGAGACATCGTTGATCTTACTTATGCAGGATTAGGATTTAATGGAAAGATATGCAGGGTCGAAGCCTTAGAGCTTCAGTCAAATGGTTTGATTGCAGTTAGTCTAATAGAATACTTTGATGTTTATACATGGGAAGTTCCACCCCAAGAACCAGTAGAAGAACTATCTAACCTACCCTCAGCTTATGCTGTAAAAGCACCCACAGGCTTATCTTTTACTGATAGCAATGCAAGCTCTACAAATAGACCCTTTCTTTCTTGGGATGAGCCTACAGACTTTCCAGACCATGAATATAGGATTAATGTAGTAGATAGCTCAAGCAATGAACTTACAAATAAAATTGTTGATACTGAATTTTGTGATCTTGGTTTTATTCCAGTGGGTTCAAATTATGTTGCTAGTGTTAGCTCAATTAACACTCTTGGGGTTGAATCATCACCAGCTACATTAACTTTTAGTGTTGCCACAGCACCTGTAGATACTGCTGATGTCAAAGATGATGCTATTACTTTATCAAAAGCAGCAGCAGATTTAGTTGCTGCTATTGATGCAGGTGGAGCTGGTTCAACACAATTAATAAAATCAACATCAGCACCATCAACAAGGGATGATGGTAATGCATTACAAGCTCAAGATTTATGGGCAGATACCGATGATAACAATCAGATTTATGTAAGAAATGCATCTAACAATGGTTGGGTAAAAGCCAGAGATTCTTCTTTGGTTACTTTGTATAATTCACTAAGCTCAACTGTTTCTACAAATAGCTCTAACATTGCTACAGCTCAGGGAGATATTGTTACTTTAACAACTGATACCTCAGCCAATGCAAGTGCTATCTCAAGCTTAACTTCTACAGTTAATAGCAACACATCAGCAATAAGTACAGAACAAACAACCAGAGCAAATGCTGATAGTGCTTTGGCTGCTGATATAACATCACTAACTTCTACAGTGGGTGGTAACACATCTTCTATCACAACTAATGCTACAGCCATATCAACATTA